ACGGCGCAGGCCTAAGATAATCTGGTTGCCCCAAATATCATAGGAAGGATGGTGCCACATGTGAATGATGAAGAAATCGCCATAAAACTTACTGCGTTGGAACATGAGACAAAGTCAGCAAAACACCGGATTGATGACCTGGAAGTACAGAATCAGGCTATACAGGACCTTGCCCTGTCAGTAAAAGAACTGACTATCAATATGGGGAACATGCTCCATGAGCAGAAGAAACAGGGAGAAGACATTGAGAAACTAAAGGCGGAGCCAGGAGAGCGGTGGAGTAGTATGAAACGGACTGTATTTAACCAAATGATTGGGGCCGGTGCTGCGGCATTGGCAATCGGTCTTATCGCAATGATGGCTCAGTACATCATCAAATGAGAGGAGATATATCTATGAGTGAGAACACAAGGAAATGGTTCAGGGCAGCAGGGCGCAGGGCGGTCAAGACGGTAGCACAGACGTTTATAGCAACAGTGGGGACGGCTGCCGTAATGGGTGAGGTTAACTGGCCCATGGTAGCATCCGCATCCGTACTGGCGGGCATCCTGTCCATGGCTACATCCATAGCCGGACTACCGGAACTGGATACCAAGACTGATGCCTGAGGGGAGGTGGTCCATACATCTCCCAGCCGTCAGGGTTAAGGCGGAACTATCAACCAAATCATGAAAGAGAGGGAAAGACTATGAATTATCCATTGAACAACGAACCATGGAAGCCTATTAATGTTGCGGAAATCCCTGACCTGGAGGCAAAGATTGCGGCTGCCAAGGGAACACCTGAATATGGCACCCTTAAATCCCTGTATGATGGCCCGGACCACGGGATTGACTATCACGATGATACCGGGAAGTTTGTGATTGCCGTTGGCTGGCATGTGGATACATCCGGGAATATTGTCCGGGATTAGTTGCGATATCGCAACAATGTGGGCAGGCCTGGGGATATCCCTGGGCCTTATTTGGATTGGAGGAAAGATATGACAGCATTATTAAGGAGACAGGCCGTAATTGATAAGTACGCAGAGATTATAGGCCGTAACATATACAGCCAGTCCCTGAGGGATTACTGCTATGTACGATATAAGGATGGTAATTACTACAGTGACTGCAGCAGCTCCATCTGCCTTACCTATGAGGCGGTAGGAATGGGATTCGGAAATCTTAACACCGCAGGCATCTACCAGTCCAAAAAGCTGACCACCGTGGATGCGGACATAGCCCAAGGCATCCCGGATACGTCCAGGCTCCGGCCGGGGGACATGCTACTGTTTGCTGGTACGGATGCTTCCAGGCCACTCAGGATAGGCCATGTGGAGATGTACTGCGGCAACGGCATTATCTGTGGTCACGGTTCCGGCAGGCCGTCCTATAAGGACCTGGTGGCCTACTGTAAGAGTCGGTACAATTCCTGGGCGTCCGGAGGATGGCGTAAGGGGCTGGTGTGTGTGCGTAGATACATACAGGATGATGTAATCCAGGAGCCGGAGCAGCCAAGGAAATCCGGCTGGGAGCAGAATGCGGACGGTGCCTGGAGCTTTTACCTGGGAAATACCGGTGAGCCGGTCCGCAACTCCTGGTACCTTGATACGGATGGCAAGTGGTACTGGTTTGACGGCACCGGCCACATGGTCACCGATACCTGGTATCAGTACAAAGGTGACTGGTACTACCTGGGCGCGGATGGGGCTATGGTTCAGGGACTGCAGGCCGGTGGAGGCAACTACTATTACCTGATGCCGGATGGTAAGATGGCCACGGAGCCTGTGACACTAACACCGGATAAGGATGGGGCGTTGCGCTGGCCAGGACTAGGAGAGTAATAAAAAGCGGCGGGGATTATCGGTCCTCGCCGTAATGTTACCTTTTCTTCTTGGGATACGGATCCTTAACATCTGTCCGTCCTATCAGATAATCAACACTGGTGTCATATAAATCAGCAAGCGCAGATAGAATCTGGAACGGTATCATCCGTTGGTCATTCTCATACCTGGAATAGGTCCGTTGGTTTATATGCAGGTAATCCGCAACATATTGCTGTGTCAAATCCTTGTCATCCCGTAAATCCCGTAGTCGTTCCAATCTCATAATCATCCTCCAATACAGAGCATTATAATTTAGTCTGTATTGGCCTATTGAAATTTACTCTAATTTGGCCTAAAATATGTAGCGAGGGGGGATTGTGAGATGGATATAAGAAAAGACGGTAACTACCATAATTTACCATGCTCCATTTGCGCTGGACAGGCGTACAATGTCCTTATAAAGGAGGGACACGGTATGGAAAGGAAACAGGAAGACAAGCCGCCAGAAGAACCACCAGAAGGACTGCTCAAGGAGTTTGAGTGGGTGAGGGACCACATCCCGGATGGCGAGGTGCCGCAACCGGCGCCAGATGAGTTTGAGAAGGTGTGGAAACGGATTCAGGATGGACATGGAAAGTAAGGAAAAGGCGGGAACCGGATTGACCGGACCCGCCAATTTCATACTATTTCATACCTATATATGCCGCCCTATTAGACACAGTAAAGTCACAAATGCACTGAAAAACCTTGTAAAACCGTACTTTTTAGGCCATAAATATTAACGACACTTTAATGGCAGAGGGAAACCCGGCAGGCTAAATAAGACGCCTGCCGGGTTGGACTTGGCACTGGTTCCTATTCCTTGGTATCTTTGGGCGGACAGCACAGGGCCTGGTGGGCGGCAATGGTAGCTAATGTGTCACCCAGCTGCATGAAGATGGAACTGATCAGTGCGATTTCCTCAGGGCTTTTGCCCTCGGCAATGCAGCATGCCAAAGTCGATACGGAAAGAGCAAGTTCACAGGATTGCATGATATTCACCTCACATAATGGTATGCGGGGGAAAGGGGATGTAGAATACATACCGGTTTTTCACCGGATGGAATTGGCTGTCATTCCCTCTTTATTAAATGGTTCTATCAGTTCTGCTGCAAGAACCGTATTCTGAATATACGGATTACTGGCCGGGACCAGGAGATGGAGGCTTTCAGGTTTCATATAGGGTTATAACATAATTTAGTAGATGAAACGATTTAACATGGGTGATAAAAGTTTTATCAAATTTTCCGTGTGCTGCTGCGCACAATCAGCTTTAAATCAAAGTGTGATATGACAGGTTCCGCATCCTCGTGTTCCGCTGCATGAATCAGGATCCTGGCCGCTTCTTTCCCCATGTCAAAGATAGGCTGATGTACGGTGGTCAGTGGGACACTGAGTATGCCTGATACAAAATGGTCATCGTAACCTACCACAGAGACGTCATCCGGGACAGAAAGGTTATATTTGGCCAGCCCGTTATACACACCGCAGGCCATCAGGTCATTAAATGCAAATACAGCGGTAAATTCTTTATCACTTAGGTAATCAATCCCATCCAGCCCGGACTCGTAGGTGTAATTCCCCACATACACCATATCATCGTCCCATTCCATTCCATAATCATCAAAGGCCTTTTTGCAGCCTTTCAGTCGGCTGTCAGAACCTTCCAGGTAGCTGGGGCCTGTGAGGAAAGCTATTTTTCTGTGTCCCAGCGACAGAAGGTGCCGGGTAGCCATATATCCTCCCTTTACATGGTCGGAAATCACAGCGTTGACAGGCGGACGATAGGATGTCAGGTCCATCTGGACAACCGGGATATTCAAGGAAAGAATCAGTTCAACGTGGTCTGAATTGGATACAGGCGGATTGGGCGGGGTTGACACTACGGAGATACCGTCAATACACTTTGTGCGTAATGTCTCGATATACTGCCTTTCCCGCTCATAGTTAAAGTTGGTGGAACACAGGATCATGCTCCATCCGCATTCCTGGCAGGTATCCTCAAGGCCCTTTGCATAAGTGGCATAGTAGTCATTGCGGATATCCGGCACAATAAGTCCGATTGTATAGCTGCGGTTGGTTTTCAGGCTGACGGCAGCTGAATTTGGCCGATAGCCCATCTCACGGGCAATGGTCAGGATGCGCTCCTTTGTCTGGGGGGCGATTCTGGAAGGCCGGTTGTTCAATACCAGGGATATGGTTGCGGGAGAAAGGCCGGCCGCCTGTGCGATATCTTTTATGGTGACTTTCATTATATTGATTCCTCCTAGATAAAACTTTTATCAAAAGTTTAACACTTA